ACAAAATCAGAACCGCCACGCATTATGTGGTTGAACCGCCGTTGATAGAATTAATAGAGAAGTCCATGTCGAGAAGGCAAATTCGTCACTTTGTAAATGCGATGGACAATGCGGAGATGCCTCATCAAAATTTTTTCATAGAATGGCGCGAGTCTAAAGGTGCCGCTTACGGCGCTCATTTGTTTACACAAGAGGAAATCGTTCTTGAGCGAACCCTCCAATGGAAGAGAAACGAAGACGGTGACGCTTACATCGACAAAAACGCGGCAGCGCCAAGTGCTAAAAAAGTTAAGCGCATAATGACCACAGTTAGGTTTTTTCAAACGGTGACCAATGGAGTTGAAGCAGTGACCATGTTGGACCCACTTGAGGTGCATATCAATCGAAATACCGAAGCGGGATTGGGTTGGGCACAGCCTCTTTTAGATAAATTTTTTGATGTAGAAAACGAGGAGGGAGACACTAAAATTTCGGGAACGGATGACTATCACCGAGTCTCTACAATGATAAATGTAGCCCCCTCTCCAGGACATCCCGACGAGAAAAAGGTTGCCAATAATATACATCAGTGGCACCCGCAACAAACTGCCGCCTCACTTCGGTTGTTTGAATACATTGGAGTTCCTCCGTCATTAGTCTCGTTTAAACGTGACGAAACACTGGCCCAGTTTTTTACTGAAAGGCTCATCAAACTTATTTCTATCATCTCCCTGCTTAACTACGATTGGAAGGTGGAGAACAAAGAAGGCGTTATCGTTGACCAGATAAAGAGTGTCAACACTGAGGCAACAAAAAAGAATTCCTATAAAAAGGTAACTATTAACCTGCCAAAGGAGAAAGAAGTTCTAGACTTTTTCAAACAAAAGCCACGCACACGCAAGTTTGGGACAGCCGAACATGTTGTGCGGGGGCACTGGCGTTTTTATAAAAAAACTGGAGAAAGAGTATGGATAGGGGAACATCACCGCGGCGATAAAAAATACGGCACTATTCACAAAGATTACGTTTTGACAAAACGAGAGAATTATTTGAGATGAAAAAGGATGAATTTGACCCGCTTTACTACAACAAATGCCCCCAATGTGGGCTCATGGCCACATCTGTAGCGGACACAGCTACCAACACCCGTAAGGGCTGGTATTGCGAGCATTGCACACACTTCAACCCCGCCATAGGCAGAGAGACCATTTGGAGAAACACCAATGGCAAATAACAAGCTGCAAATGGCTATGTTTCCTCCAAAGTCCGACTGGCTCCCTCCTGAGCATCCGTTTCCTGACGCCATACTGGAGGCCAAAGAGATTGCCATAGACGTCGAGACCCGCGACCCAGACATCAAGTCCAACGGTCCAGGCTGGCCAACCGGCAACGGTGAAGTGGTGGGTTACGCCATTGCGGTCCCTGGCTGGAAGGGCTACTTCCCAGTGGGTCATCTTGGCGGTGGCAACATGGACAAACGGCAGATCAACAAATACTTGCAGAGGGTGTTCAACTCACCGGCAGATAAGATTATGCACAACGCCCAGTATGACCTGGGGTGGATCAAGTCTATGGGCTTTGAGGTCAAGGGCCGCATCATCGACACCATGCTGACCGCGTCGCTTCTGGATGAGAACCGTTTCAGCTACAGCCTCAACGCGCTGTGCTATGACTATCTCAACAAGACCAAGTCAGAGAAGGTGCTGACTCAAGCTGCTGTGGAGTTTGGGCTCGATCCCAAAGGAGAGATGTGGAAGCTGCCCAGCCAGTTCGTTGGCCCCTACGCGGAGGTGGATGCTGAGATCACCCTGGAGCTGTGGAACCACTACAAGACCCTGCTCAACAAAGAAGAGCTATGGCAAATCTGGGAGCTTGAGACTGCGCTGCTGCCCTGCCTTGTAGACATGACCATGCGGGGCATACGGTTTGACACCGACCGCGCTGAACGGACCAAGCAGGAACTGATCAAGCGCGAGAAAGCCCTGCGTAAACGTATCAAGGAGATTGCCGGGACTGACGTAGAAATCTGGGCGGCTGCCTCCATAGCCAAAGCCTTTGACAAGGTGGGGCTCACTTACCCACGCACGGACAAGGGCTCACCCAGCTTCACCAAAGCGTTCCTGAACGACCATGAGCATGAACTGGCACAGTGCATCGTCAAAGCCCGCAACCTGAACAAAACTCAGGGCGGCTTCATCGACGGACTGCTCAAGCACGTCAACAAGGACGGGCGGGTACACAGCCACATCAATCAGGTGCGCTCTGATGACGGGGGCACCGTCTCAGGCCGTATCTCTATGAACAACCCCAACCTGCAACAAATCCCGGCCCGCGACCCGGAGCTGGGCCCGATGATCAGGCAACTGTTTCTGCCGGAAGAAGATCAGCAGTGGGCGGCTATAGACTTCTCGCAGCAGGAGCCACGCATCCTGACCCACTACGCCAAGGTCTTCGGGGACTACCGTAAGGTGCCCATGGAGGGCGTTGAAGAGTTCGTCAAAGGCTACACAGAAAACCCTGACATGGACTTTCACACGATGGTGGCTGAGATGGCAGACATCCCACGCAAACAAGCGAAGACCATCAACCTGGCCATGATGTATGGCATGGGGGCGGGCAAGCTGGCGGACCAGCTAGACATCGATATGGACGAGGCCAAGGCCCTCACCAGGCTGTACCACGAGCGCGTTCCATTCGTTAAGAGCCTGACCCAAGGGGTACAGAAGCACATTGAGAGCGCCAAGTCCAACGGCACCATACGCAGCCTGAAAGGCCGCAAGTGCCGGTTTGATTTGTGGGAGCCCGACACATTCGAGATGAGCAAGGCCATGCCCTACGAAGAGGCAGTCAACCACTACGGCCCAACGACCCGGCTCAAGAGAGCCTACACCTACAAGGCCGTCAACCGGCTGATCCAGGCATCGGCAGCGGACATGACCAAGAAAGCTATGGTGGACATCTACGAGTCAGGGACCACGCCCCTGCTACAGGTGCATGATGAGTTGGCTTTCAGCGTGGAGTCTGTGGAGCAGGCCAAAGAACTGGCCGGGATGATGGAGAACGCGCTACCCCTGGCTGTGCCCAACAAGTGCGACATAGAAATGGGTGCGAATTGGGGTGAATTTTCTGAAGTTAAGCGGTAAAATATACGATAATCTTATACAGGAGAGTGAAATTGGATACAACCAAATGGAAATCCGTGCTGCTGCCACGTGAGGTCTATGATCAATTGTTTGTCGTCTCGAAGGTGGAGGGCCGCACATTGTCCGGGCAGCTCCGAATAATCTTCGAGTCCTGGATCGCGGAAAACTTGAGTCAGAAGGACCGCGAGTACCTGAGTGAACAAGTAGAGCAAAAGCGAATCGACGAAGGTCGCCCACGGCCCGAGTTCAGGGCGTGAAACTCACAGTCGAGTTTGACTCCCTGGATGAGGTCCAGGAGCTAGAGTCAAAACTTGCTAAAATAGATGATCTGGTAGACGCCGTGGAAGAGCTTCGACAGCTCAATGAAGAGCTTCGGAGAATGTTGGCAGATCAACAGAAAAGTAAGCTTGCATCCCAGGATTCTGCTCAAGAACTTCAGTAAAGCAGGCAGGACACAACAACGACACTATCTCAGCCTCTGATCCTCTTTTGTGATATTCGATTTCAATACTGAAATCCGTCTCACAACGAGAGCATTTGAAGGACTTAACTTCTGACACGACGGTCTCTGTAAATCCAATCCCTAACCGTATCAACGGGTATTTCATAGGCGTTCGCTATCCACTTGATACTGCGCTTCTCTTCGTTACGAGCATGGCGCACCGCCTGGACCTTGTCAAAATCGTATTTCTTTTCAGCCATTATTGGTCTCCAAATTTGATACACAAAGTATACTAGATTTTTTTGTGTAAAACAATTTGACTATGCACTACTATGTGAATATTATGTGTATCTTTACACAGGAGGGCATATGGCACACAACCACAACTTAATACTCACAACCGAACAACTGAAGATGGTTCAGCGCATGGCTCAGGAATACGTCACGGACCTGCGTGACGATCTCGATACTTTAGAAGATGTAGCAGGCTTCAAGAAAGCTGGACACAGCCTCTCTAGAGACCTGGACACCGCTCAATCTGTGCTTAACGAATGCAAACAAACCTTAGAGGACCCCAGCAATGCAGGAAATACGTGATAACCCCATGCGCGTAGAGGATGAAGACTACGAGGATTCTACACCACGCTATGAAATCGATGAGGATCGAGCTTACGAGGATCACTGCTCACAGCTCATGGCACAAGATCGACGTGTCATTGCCGAAATATTAAAAGAACACATATTTTCCACAGAAGAGCTTCTCAATAAGCTGACCGAATACGCTTGGGAACTCAGGAGGCACCCAGACCGATGAGTCAAGACAAAAAATTCCAAAAATTCATGAGAGAAGGAAAGGCTATTGAAAATGCAGTTATGGAGATTCTTAAAAAAGATTTTGCAGAGGTGGAGTCAGGGACCGTCCTGGCGGCCCTACTGCACGTGACCGGGGCTCTGGCTGAAGAGGTCGAGCTACCACAAGTCATCTGGCAGCAAATGACTTCGTCAATGGGCACGGACCTTCCAGATATCACCGAAGAAGACAAGAGGAGGCTGCACTGATGGAAGTCGTAATAATCGGAGTCATAGTCTCCTGGCTAGTGGTCTGCCACACATGAAGTGCCCTTCACTGACCACGGCCCGCAAGACATACCCAGGTATGAGCAAAGGACGCTACGCGTCTTACAAACGCGGCTGGGAGGCCGCTGACAAACGTTTGACACCCGTTCGACGCAAGCGTAAAGTAAAAGACGCTGTATAGTTATTTTCCTTGTTCCTTGATTCCTAGCCCCCGGACTTGTTCCGGGGTTTTTTTTGCTTATAATATTGTCTCATGTCATTCAGCGAAGACAACCTGGACACGGCCTGCACCTACGCAGAAAACGCCTACGATGACAACATCGTCGGGGCGACCAAGGTAGAGTCCGCCAGGACGTCCACCACGGCTTTTGTCCACCGGACCCCGCATCTCGATATCGTGGTGTTCCGAGGCACACAGCAGGTCAGAGACTGGATGTACAACGTTCTCAGCTTCCCTCGACCGTACAAAGGCAGACTCTGCCACGC